AGATGATGATGTATATGTCGGGGTGGCTGTGTTGGGTACATCATTATCGGAGGGACACAAGAGGTACTTGTCGCAGTTCTCCACCATAATAGTAGCACTTGACCCCGATGCCTTACCCAAGTCACTAAAGTTTGCTAAAGAATTACGTACCTATTGTAAAGATGTACGAGTATTGAAGTTGACAGACGATTTAAAATACAGTAACCCTGACGATATTACTAATCTGATAAACCTAACACAAGGATAAACCCGACATGGAATTAGCACTAATACGAAGTCTGATGAACAAAGAGTTCTATGACAGTCACCGTGGATCACGCTGCCCAGAACGCCTGTTCAGCCCTGATGTACGCAAGATCAAGAAGGCAATCGACGGTGCTATGCAACGGTATGAACGCACCGTTACACCTGATGAGATTGAGGCGTTGTTTATGTCAAGCAATGCCACCCTTACCACCGCACAGAAGACTGCCTATGGTGCATTGTTTGCCACCGTAAAGAGAGAGCAGCCTATGGGTGAGGACATTGCACAAGAGGTGCTGTCTAAGCTGTTTCAACAGGTGATTGGTGAGGACATTGCCAACCTTGGCTTTGACTATGTGAACGGCACAAAGGATACCCTTGAGCCTCTTCGTAATATGCTTGAACAGTACGGTGATGACTTCACCCCCAAGCTAAACATTGAATGGGAAGACACAAGCATTGACCACATCCTTGCACTCAACAGCCTTGAGAGCCAGTGGACATTCAACATTCCTACCCTTACCCGTAAGGTTGAGGGCGTCAATGCTGGTCACTTGATTGAGGTGGGCGCACGACCCAACACTGGCAAGACTTCCTTCCATGCCAGCCTAATTGCTGGTGAAGGTGGCTTTGCATGGCAAGGGGCCAAGTGTATTGTGTTGTGTAACGAGGAAGGCTACCACCGGGTTGCCCACAGATACATCACTGCCGCTGCCAACATGGAAGCCAAAGATGTTGTCGCTAACAAAGGCAAGGCTATGGCTGCATACAATAAGATCAGGGACAATGTAAAGTTCAAGGACGCAACTGACCGTGACATGTCATGGGTTGAGAGTGTGTGCAAGACATACAAGCCTGACATTGTGGTGCTTGATATGGGTGACAAGTTTGCCAAGACAGGTGGCTATGCCCGTACTGATGAGGCACTAAAGGCTAACGCTATCTATGCCCGACAGATTGCCAAGCAGCATGGCTGTGCTATCTTCTACATGTCTCAGCTATCAGCAGAGGCAGAGAACAAGGTGGTACTCAATCAGTCCATGATGGAAGGCTCACGTACAGGTAAGGCAGCAGAGGCTGACCTGATGTTGTTGATTGCTAAGAACCCACCAGTTGAGGGGGCTGACGAAGAGGACACCATGCGTCACCTCAATGTCGTTAAGAACAAATTGTCTGGGTGGCATGGTATTGTCCACACCAATCTGAACTACAAGACAGCTAGGTATGAGGCATGATTAACAGAGACATACACAAAGAGTTATCTGAAAAGTATGAGTCAGTAAAGGCAGATGCAAAATACTGGGAGACACAAGCAAAGACATTACGTACTCGTAATGAACAGCTACTGGATGACGTAAACATTCTGTCTGCCCAACTTAAACTATGGAAAGGCACAGGGCTATGAGTGATGAGGTCAAGGATGCCGCACAGGTACAGGCAGAGCAAGCCTTTGATGGCTTCATGTACTGGATGAAGAAGGGTACGATCTGGTCTTGCATAGCCCTTGGCCTTGTGGTATTTGGTTGTAACTCTGGCGTAGAAGATGATGACTACCCTGCATACAATGGCGAACAGTATGCACCAACTAATATGGGAGATTAGGATGATTGAAGTTATTGTAACACAAGACATGTTAGACAAAGCACATAACAAGTCAGAAGAGATGGGCAGATTAAACAACTCCATAACAAAAGGTAAAGGTAACTTAGCAGGATTTTTAGGTGAACAAATAGCCCTTCAAGTACTTGGTGGTAAATGGTCTAATACGTATGACTATGACTTAGTTACTCCCGACAACAAAAAAGTAGATGTAAAAACAAAACAAACAACTGTCACCCCTCGCCCATACTACGAATGTTCTGTAGCAAAATTTAATACCCGACAAAAATGTGACTTGTATGCTTTCGTTAGGGTAAAAAATACAATGGATGTAGGTTGGTTTCTAGGGTCTATGGGACACGATGAGTACTATGACAAAGCTACCTTTCTAAAGAAGGGAGATGTAGACCCGTCAAATAATTTTACAGTGAAAGCAGACTGCTATAATTTAAAGATTGAGGAGCTAGTTATATGATAGAAGTAACTTACGTAGATCACATGGGCAGTGACCTGTCTGTAGTAAATGCAGCACGTGTATCCTTTGGTAAGAAGAGTGAGGCATTGGGTACGTCAGGCGTAGAGGGACAACCTATGACACCTATCCTCAATGACCCTGACAAGAGGTTGATTAAATACCTAGCAAAGCATAGGCACATGTCACCCTTTGGTCATGCCTTTGCGTCCTTCCATGTCAAGGCTCCAATCTTTGTAGCTAGACAACTGGTCAAGCATAAGTTCTTACGTTGGAATGAGATTAGCCGTAGGTATGTAGATGATGAGCCTGAGTTCTATATGCCTGATCAGTGGCGTGGTAGGGCTGATGATAAGAAGCAAGGTAGTGCTGGTACAGTAGAAGATGTTAGAGTAGGCGATATCAGCTTAACTGTTAAGGTTCTTTATAATAGCTTGATAGAAAGAGGTGTCTGTCCAGAGCAAGCACGTATGGTGTTGCCACAAAGCACCATGACTGAATGGTATTGGTCAGGTAGTCTTGACGCCTTTGCTGACATGTGTATACTAAGATGTAAAGAAGACACCCAACTTGAGACTGCACGTGCAGCACAGTGTATATCTCAGGCTATGCAAAATCTGTTTCCTATATCATGGGAAGCATTGACTGAATGATAGGACACCCGACAGATGATACTGACGCTAGACGTAGAAAATACAACAACGACACGTGATGGTAAGCTACACCTTGACCCATTCGAGAAAGACAATTCACTGACACAGGTAGGCACACTGGATCAATCAGGTAATGAGCATATCTTTACCTTTGATCATTCAGAGAAGCAGGGTACGCCCTTTGACCATCAGTGTGTACAGGCTATACTTGACAAGACAACAGTGATGGTTGGTCACAACATTGTGCATGATATGTTGTGGCTATGGGAGTCAGGCTTTACCTATGACGGTAAGGTGTTTGACACCATGCTTGGTGAGTATATCCTGCAGCGTGGGCAGAAGCAACCCCTGTCCCTTGATGCCTGTGCAGAACGGTATGCCTTGGACACACAGAAGCAGGACACACTCAAGGACTACTTCAAGAAGGGCTACACCACACGTGACATTCCGTTGGCTGAGTTGACAGAGTATCTGTCCCATGATCTACATGCTACGCAGCAGCTATACAATACCATTGTAGCTAAGTTGGAAGGCACTAGGTTACATGACAGCATTGACCTAACAAACCAACTTGCATTGCATCTAGCTAAGATTTATCAGCGTGGGTTCAAGGTGGATACTGATGCGTTGGAGACAGTTCGTAAAGAGTATGAGGGTGAACGTGATGCGTTGGTGCTTAGTCTTGACCAACATACCCGTGATCTAATGGGTGATCGTCCTATCAATCTCAACAGTCCAGAGCAACTATCGTGGGTTGTGTATGGCCGTAAGGTTGATGACAAGAAAGAATGGGCCACACTATTTGATGGTCGTATGGTTGATGCTAAGTTCAAGTCTACTGTTACCAAGCACTCAACCAAGTTGTACAAACAGAAGGCAAAGCAATGCAAGACCTGCTATGGTAGTGGGCAAATCAGGAAGGTAAAGAAAGATGGAAATCCTTTTGCAAGACCCAGCAGGTGTGTCGGGTGTGATGGTTGTGGGTATACTTTTATGGATACTAACGAGTTAGCTGGCCTACAATTCGTTGCACCTACCACTAAGTTTACTAGTGCCAATGGTTTCAGTACAGGCAAGGACAGCCTGACATACCTTGAGGGCGTAGCCAGAGCCAAGCAGATGCCAGAGGCAGAGAAGTTCTTACAGAATATGAAGCGGCTCAATGCTATTGAGGTCTACATATCCAGCTTCATTGGTGGCATATCCACACACACTAAGGCAGACGGTAAGCTACATGCCCGTCTGTTGCAGCACAGGACAGGCACAGGCAGACTATCAGGTGCTGACCCTAACATGCAGAACATGCCACGTGGCGGTACGTTTCCTGTCAAGCGTGTCTTCATATCCCGTTGGGAGGGCGGTCAGATTATGGAGGCCGACTTTGCCCAGCTAGAGTTCCGTGTTGCTGCCTTCCTGTCACAAGACAAGGTTGCCATTGAAGAGGTCAAGACAGGCTTTGATGTTCACGCCTACACCGCCAAGACAATCACAGATGCTGGACAGCCTACCGCCCGTCAAGCTGCCAAGGAACACACCTTCGCCCCACTGTTCGGGGCCACAGGGTTTGGTCGTACACCAGCAGAGGCTGCGTACTACACAAAGTTCATGGACAAGTACAAAGGTATTGCTGAGTGGCACAAGCGACTAGCCAATGAGGTGATGGCTACTGGTTGCATTACTACACCATCAGGCAGGGCATTTGCTTTCCCTGATGCCAAGCGTAACAAACATGGAGGTGTGTCATATTTCACACAGATAAAAAATTATCCTGTGCAGTCCTTTGCAACTGCTGACATTGTACCTATATGTCTGATATACATTGACAAGATGTTGGAGGCAAACAGAATGCAGAGTTGTATCGTCAATACCGTACACGATTCAGTGGTACTTGACATACATCCTGATGAGACAGACAAGGTACTAAAGATCATCAACAGAACAAACGACAAGTTGATTTCTATTGTCAATAAGAAATGGAATATCAACTTCAATATACCTCTATTATTAGAGGCAAAGATAGGCCCGAATTGGCTTGACACCAAAGACGTGGCATGATATAACTACAAAATTCGATCAGTGTTAAGGAGAACATACACATGACACAAGTAGCAACAATAGATACAACCAACTACGCAGCAATGGCAAAAGCAATGGGCATGGGCCAAGCTGCCACAGAGAAAAAGACCAGCGCACTAGCTCGTCTTCGTATAAACCATACCCCACTGATGGGTGTGGCAGAAGTCAAGGGTAAGCAGGTAAACGTAGAGGTAGTCGAGGGTGGCACATACAAGCTAGAGGTTCCTGATGGGCCTACATACTTTGCAGAAGAGGTGCGTATTCGTCCCTTCATGCAACGATTCATGCACAAGAAGTTCATCATGGGTACTGACACTACCCCTAATCGTTACGTCAAAACTATCATGGGTGACAACCTTAATGGTGACATGAAGGACAACGATGGTGGCTTCAACTGTGGTAAGCCATCAGGTTGGATTGAAGACTTCAATGCACTGCCAGATACTATGAAAGAGTTGATCCGATCTATCAAACGTGTTCGTGTTATCTTTGGTACAGTGGATATGGTCAATGCTACTGACGCATCAGGCAACCCTATGGAAGCCCCCTCTACACCATTCATCTACGAAGTAGAGAACCGTGATGCCTTCAAGACTGTTGGTAATATCTTCACCAAGCTGGGTAAGATGCAACGCCTACCACCACAGCACTACGTCAAGTTCACTACAGAAAAACGTGAGCTACCCAACGGTAGTTGCTTCTATCTGCCAGAGGCATCACTTGACCTGATGGAGACACTGGACATGGACAGTGATACACTGGGTGTGTTTGCTGACTTCACTGCATGGATTGCTAACTACAATCAGTATATCCTTGGTGAGTGGGGAGACAAGATGCACCATGACAACGAGGAAATCCCTGCTGATATAGTAGATGACCTCGTTGATATTGATTCGGAGGACTTTGTGTAATGGACATGCCTAAGACAGGCATTGTTTATGACATGTCAAATGCAGAG